GTCAGGAATCGGCAGAATCTGCATTGGCACGTGCAGTGGAATCTGCACTAGACTGGAATGAACGCACGGGCAATCTGGATCGTGACTATCTCAGATATGGAAATCATAACATGCTGTGTCATGCCATCACCACGGGACGTGTCACTGCCTGGGTGTTGTACAATTGCGAAAGTGGTCAGGCTCTGCTGTCCGCTCTGAGTCCAGAACATCTTGCCATGGTATGGCCGTGGATCGACAGCGAGTACTGGGGACAAAGATTTGGTCTCTACCCTGCAGATCGCGCCTGGACACAAGAAATCCTACAACGACAAGGATGGTGATGTCAGCAGATATCGACATTGATTTCGCTGATCGTCAGCAGGTGTTGGCTCTGATCCGCCACGTTCCTGCATGTCAGCTCCAGGATGGGGCGATGAAAAAACACAATTCTGGAGTCTATGTCACCAACATACCAGTGGATGCTGTGGCCGGTCATGCTGCCATTGACTATCGCACAGCTGAACAGCGTGGTTATTTCAAGATCGATTTCCTAAACATGTCGGTGTATCAGCTGATCCGAGATCCCGAGCACTATGATCGTGTGTTGTCTCGAGAACCCGATTGGTCACGCCTGTGGCAAGACTCGCACTGGGCTCAACAGTTGGTGCATGTGGGCAACTACACGGATCTCCTCAGACAAATGCGGCCTGATTCAGTGACCAGGATGGCTGCTTTTATCAGTGTGATACGACCTGGCAAGGCACATCTACAGCGGCAGGCCTGGGATCAAGTGTTTGCATCTGTGTGGGACGGGGATACCCAGCAGGGGTATACATTTAAAAAATCACATGCCCTGTCGTATTCAATGCTGGTGGTACTACACATGAATCTTCTGTCTGAGATCAATCCACTCGACGGACCAGGGTGATGCTGCGTCTTTTACTGCGTTTTTTTGCGATATCTGCAAGGCTACAGACAGGTCCTTGCAAGATGTCTAGATCTTTGTTGCTGAATGTGCGCAGGCAATGTCTGAACGGTTCCCATTCTATTTTTAAAAAAATATTGATGGGAATGGATCTGTTGCTTTCCCACCACCAGATGTTGGCCAGTTCTAGGAACAGTTCTTTTTCATCTTGCTGTATTATGCTGCCAAAATCATAGATAGTGGTCACAGTGGCATCTTGATTTTGTATGATTCCCACATATTCGTCGCCGGCATAGGTACAGACCGTCAGGAATGGATATTTTTCTGCTAATCTGTCTAGTAATGTTTTACCCATAAATACTTGATCGGTGAATCCCTATGTATGCAACCAACGTCTATTTATCGCCACAGCTACAGACCATCCTGTTGATTGACACCACAGGATCATATTTCGATCGGAGGTGGGAACCAGTGTATGCAAAAAATCTAAAACTCAATCTTGGTGTTGACAATGTTATTTTATTCCAATTTCTCAACCAAGATCAAAAACCTGTGAATATTTCAGGTGCCAGTTTCCTTTTCCGCATCATCGATCAAGATGGCGAAGCCGTGATCATTGACAAAGACATGGTAATACTTGGTGCCACATCTGGACGGGCCAAGATCACTGTCACGGCGGCCGAAACTGCTAGCATGACTGCTCAACCTGCAAACTGGAGCATAGAAATCAGCTCCGGTACACTGGATCAGGCAGTGCTAGTGGATGATGCTGCCGGAGCTCGTGGCGTGATTGAAATTGTAGATTCTGTGCTGCCAAAGTTTATGGGCAGCAGCGAGTTGACCATACCCGACCAGGCACCGGACAACAACCTGTACTACAGCAGCATCATCACTACCCGAGGATCTCGTACCAAAACCCTGCAGATTGATCCCAGCGCGTTCACAGGAACGATCACTGTACAAGGGGCCACGGACACCGCTGATCAATGGTATGACATAGAATTCCAAAAACTCAGCGACGGCGCCACGGTGGCCAATCTGGATCTTTCCACATCAAATCAACGGGTGGCGATAAATGTGCTGGGTTATCATCCTTACCTACGTGTGGGATTTGAAATCAGTGCTGGATCTATACAACACATACTTTATCGTTGACTGTTGCATCTGATCGATAATCCTGTTATGCTAGCTTCATGCTAGATCTGATTTCGTATCTTCCTGTCAAACGCAAACACACAGCTTCGGGTTGGATCAGCTTTGATGCTGCTTGCTGTGCCCACAACGGAGAAAGACCCGATCGGCGTCAGCGTGGTGGTGTCAAGATCGCGGATACGGGCTGGAGCTATCACTGTTTCAATTGCGGATACAAGGCCAGTTTCATTTTGGGTCGCAATCTCAGTTTCCGTGCTCGCCGCCTCCTGGAGTGGTTGGGTGTGCCCGTGGAAGAAATCGAGCGGGCCAATCTCGAAAGTATAAGACATCGTGGTATAGCAGGCATCTTGGATGATCGGCAGCGCACTGAGAATGCTTTGCAAGGCATACAGTTCGAAGATCGTGACTGCCCCTACATCGATCTAGTCACAGCCGAACACCATGAACAATGGCAGTATCTGCGAGACCGATGTGTGCCCGAAGACTATCCCATCATGCTGCCTGTGAGCTACGACAAGCGTGGACTTGCTGCGATCCTAGGCAGATCAGGTGTGGTGATACCTTTCACCTATGACAACAGGATGGTGGGCCATGCCATACGATTCTTGGATGCTCGCACGCCCAAGTACATACACGACATCCAGCCAGGTTATGTGTTTGGCACGGATCTACAACAACCAAACTGGCAGCATGTGCTGGTCACAGAAGGTGTGTTTGATGCCTTGAGCATTGGTGGCCTGGCAGTGCTGCATGCTGAGATTTCAGATACACAGGCACGCTTGATACGCAGTCTGGGTCGCGACATCACTGTGGTACCCGATCAGGACGCTGCCGGCATGCGGTTGGTGGATCGTGCCTTGGAACTGGGCTGGGCCGTGAGCATGCCTGACTGGCCACCAGGCTGCAAAGATGTCAACGATGCTGTGAAGCACATGGGACGCCTGACCACCGTGATAACTATCATGCAGGCACGAGAAACCAGCAGGATCAAAATAGAACTGAGAAGGAGACAGATTGTTAAAGGATTATAACGCGGATGTACAGCGGCTGTTCTTAGAAATGATGCTGGAGGATGCAGAAAGCTATGTGCGTGTGCAGAACATCTTTAATCCCGAGAATTTTGATCGAGCCTTGAGACCCGCAGTCGAGTTTGTCAAGACGCATTGCGATGCTCACAAGACCATGCCGGACCGTGCTCAGATTGCTGCCACCACCGGCATCAAGCTACAATCGGTACCTGATCTCACGGAGGGACACTTTGACTGGTTCTTGGAAGAATTTGAAGGGTTCACACGCCGTCAGGAACTGGAACGCGCCATCCTCAAGAGTGCAGACTTGTTGGAAAAAGGCAACTATGATCCGGTAGAAAAGCTGATCAAAGATGCAGTACAGATCTCACTCACTCGGGACATGGGCACAGATTATTTTGCTGACCCCCGAGCACGGCTCATGGCTTTAAAATCCAACAACGGACAGAATAGCACAGGATGGCCAGCCCTGGACCGACTGTTGTATGGCGGATTCAATCGCGGCGAACTGCAGATATTCGCAGGTGGGTCGGGCTCGGGCAAGAGTCTGTTCATGCAGAACCTGGCCGTGAACTGGGCCCAGGCAGGACTTAGTGGTGTGTACATCACGCTGGAGCTGAGCGAAGGCTTGTGTAGCTATCGCATAGATTCCATGATGACCAATACCGCTGCCAAAGACATATTTCGTGATCTCGATACTGTAGAGATGAAGGTAAAGATGATGGCCAAGAAAGCCGGACGCATGCAGATCAAATACATGCCGGCGCAGAGCACTGTGAATGATATCCGAGCCTATATCAAGGAACTGCAGATACAGAACAACTTGAAGGCCGATTTCTTGTGTGTGGACTATTTAGACCTGCTGATGCCGGTATCGGCCAAGGTGAGCCCCAATGATCTGTTCGTGAAAGACAAATATGTGAGTGAAG